GTGGCTCCCGAAGGAGCCACTAGTTTATTATTACGTGTCGCTAAACGGTGTAACGATAGTTCCTGATCCCAACAATAATGTGTTGTGGACTAAGTAGTTAGCTGCTTCGATAGCAGTAACTGTAACTATAGATCCAATGATCCCACCTGAAGTTGTTCCGTTCATAGAAAGAACATCATTAGATGCTCCTGGAAAGAAAGCTTTTTTAGCTCCATCATTTACAGCTACCATAGCTGCACCTGTGAACTTATCAGTTCCATCAGTTACGATTTGAACATCAGTTGCAGTTGTATCTACATAAAAAGTAAAAGTTGCACCAATGTTGTTTGCATTATTTAAATCACTTCCTGGTCCTGCTATTGCTGAATCAGCTGTTGCAACGATTGAAGGTAAAGTAAAAATACCGTCTGCATCTTGTGTTAAAAGGATTCTTCCTGCATGAGCATTTACAGTTAACGAAGTGTTAGCTGTTAGTGCTACAGTTGATCCTGGTCCAGAACCTATAAAGCCATTTTTAGAAATGACTGGTCCTGAAAAAGTTGTGTTTGCCATAATAGTTTTCTCCTGTATAGCGGTTAAATTATGTAGTCTCTATACCGTCTGACTAGTCAGTCTACAAAATTATATTATCTAGTGTTTATATTATACATAAAAAAAGGGGCGATGTGAACACCGCCCCTTTAAAGTAACCTTTTACGGTTAAATAGTTTGACTATTAACTAGTTGGTAAATTTCCGTTACCAAAAATACATCTTGGATCTGAAAATCCAAAAGAGTATCTTTCTCTAGCTTTAAATCTCATATTACCTGTATCGAAGTCACCTTCCATAGCAGTTTTAATTGGACTTCTAATGAAGTGTTTAAAACCGTTAGGTGCATCAGTTAACAAGAAGAAAGCATCCGTATCAGTTAAGAAGTTATTAACTACATAACCTTCTGGAACCATTCCCATGTTAGCGATTGCGTTGATATCGTTATCAGCAGTTCCGACTCTTTGAGGAGACTTCATGATTCTCTCAGCAGTAAATTGTAATTCTTTTGGAATTACCATTTTTCTACCTTGAGAAGCAATTTTTAATCCTCTTTCATCTACAAAAGATGAAATATCGATTAACGACTGCTCAAGTGAAGTTTCGTTAAGGTCGGCAGCAGTTGCTAATACGTTTGAGAACGTACCACCTGTTGCTAACGGGTGACTTGCGTTAATTAATGAAACGCCATCTCCACCGTTAAATCCAGATGTCTTCTGTGCATTGTTTAACACAGACGCTGCTTTAACTTGCTTAGTGTTCGACATAGATCTTGCAAGAGCTCTTGTGTATCTTGCAGCTAATCTGTCGTACAGGTTGTCTTCGATTGCTTCCTCAGTAATAGAGAATGCTAAAGCGACTGTTTCGTGTGAGTATCTTGCTGTGAAAGTTTCACCTGCTTGATCAAACACTACTCCCGCACCTTCTTGTTTAACTGGTGCTGAAGCGAAACCGCTTAACATTACTTCTTCTTCAAAAGCTCTGTCAGATGTTTCAGACGGGAAAATCTCCGCATGTTGATTTTCATATCTGTTATATTCCAGGCCGAATAAAGCATTCAAACCTGGCTCTAGTTCTTTAACTAGCTGTGCTCGTGATATTGCCATAGTTATTCTCCTTTATTACGCTATACCTGTTCCACTTCTGTAGAAGTGGTTGTTGATTCTAACAAGAATGTTAGCATTCGATGTAGTAGTATCCGAATTATCTGGATCCTGTGATATATCGATTGCTTGTACCGCAAAAGTAGCAGCAGTGCCTGAAGCACTTACGTCTAATTGTACGCTTGATATTCCTGTTTGTGTAACACCACCTGCAGTAGATGCAGAGTAATTTTTAAACAGATCCGCTCTTGTAAAAGCCGCATCAGCGTCCATTAAAAATACTGCGTCTGGATCGTCAACAACAAAGGCAGTAATATCGCCTTGAGTTGGTGTAATTCCACCAGGGTAGTAATTTTTGTACGTTGGCTTTTGAGTAGTTGGATCGTTATAAAAAACTCCGTTAAAAACACCCACAACAGCGTAACTAGTATTACCAGTATGTCTTTCGATATTTCCTGTAGAAACAGGAACAACCAAGTCGCCTTGGAATATCGCAGTGCCATAATTTGGCTTAATAGTATATCTGTTCTGAGCACCTACTAATGGTGTACCGTCTAGTTTTCTGTGCGGTCTTAGACCGAACTTTTCTAGTTGATTTGCCATAGTTGTTTTCTCCGTTATGTTTAGTTTAGTTTAACTCCAAGCTAACTCGGTAGGTAATGCAAAAAAACTATTTTTTTCGACTACCACCAAAGGTAACTCTAGATTGCCTATCAATATTGATCGGCATCTCAGGTCGTTGTTCCTTCATTAGATCATTATCAACCGCTTGAATTTGATCTTGAGTAATTTTATCAAAGTACTCAGCACGGCTTTTTAATATCTCTTCAGGTATCCTTGCCAACACAAGGCCACCGATTCCTATACACCCTTGATACTGTCCCTGATTTAAAATTGGATATTTGTGTATGTCAGGAGAATTTTTAATTTCTTCTGCTCTTACAAATTCCCAACCTTCTCTAAGTTTTTTGGTTACATTAGCTGTATCCTCAAACCCAGCCACGCTCGTTCGTATCCAACGATGGGCATAGCCCTGTGGTGCGGGTGGTGCGTCTAAACTCGATGGTGGAGCCCAAGCGCTAGGTTTTTTTTCTTCTTGCCTAGTCTCTGACTGGCGTGAGGTTCTTTTGATATTATCCATTTGCATTCTCCTTCACGTATTTTGCGTATTCCTCTAGTGGCACCCCTAGTTTTTTAGCGATAACTATTTGTGACTTGGTGAGTTTCACTGATCGGCGTCCGGTTTGATTTCTTTGTGCAGAAGCAACAGTTTGGACGGGTTTCTTTTGCTCCTGTGGTTGACTAAATCTATGAGGAAAATTATCCTTCATAACTTTATCAATTTCATTATAATACTCATCACTCTCTGCGTCAAACCCCTGCTCTACAAGATCATTATGGGCTTGAAACGCTGCACTTGTCATGATTTTATCGCTACCGAACCATTCATTCTTTTCAGCCCATCCTTTGGCTTTACTAGAAGGTTGAGCAACATTTGTTTGAGGTGCTTGTTGTATTGGTTGTTCTATTTTAGCTTCAGTTTTAGCTTTTTCTTCTTTAGCGTCTTCTTCAGCTTGTGTCATCTTAACTTTTTCTGCTTCTACCGCTAAAGTAGCTATTCTAGAATTTGCATCAGCTATTTTATCAGCATCTTGATCTGCAATAGCATCTCTCAAAGCTTTTTTAGCATCTTCTTGTTCAGCTACGACTCTAGCAGAAAATTGTTCTATATAACTTTTACTAGTTTTTGAAAATCTAGTTTTAGTGTCGTCAAGTTGATTTTTTAAACCTTTTGCATAATCTAAAGCAGCTTTTTCTCTTCGTTCAGATTCTCTAATTTTAAAAGTTAACTTATCTATTCTTCTTTTAACTTTTTCAGAAACATCAGAAAGACTATCTTCTTTTATTTCTGGTTTAGTTTCTTCTTTTACTGTTTCAACTTTAATACCTTCAATGCCTTCAGGTTTAGGTTCTGTATAACCTAAATCAACTTCTTCTTTTGGTAAATCAGTTTCTGAAACTTCAACTTGTTTTTCTTCAACTTGAAGTGTTTGTTCTTTTACTCCATCAGTGTCTAATTCGACTTCTGGATTTTTTATATTTTCGTTTTCTTCCATAGTAGCTCCTGTTTAATTGCGTATGTGTTAGTATGCGTGTAAAATATCCTCCGGATTATTAATCTTAGCGATTATCTCGTCATCATTTAAGATACGAACTTCTCCGCCTTCTATTTTAAATCTAGATCCAGCATAACGTCCAAAAATAATCCAATCACCCTTTTTACACCAAGGGCCTTCTGGAAATTTTTCTTTGTCTTTGTAGCAAAGATCTCCCATTTTCAATACATATGCACATACGGTAGTCATCTGTATTGTTTCTTGAGTTGTGTCAGCAAGATAAAGTCCCCCTTTAGTTTTTTTAGGACCAGCGTATGGTAAAACTAAAAGTCTATAACCAGTTGGTGTGGGTAATCGCTCTAAAAGGTCTTTGTTACCTTCAACAGCTTTAGCATCTAACTGAGTATTTTTGATTTCATCTTTTGATTTGTAAGCATCAAGTAATGCTTCTTTTTTCTTAGGTACTTCCTTCGAAGTCTCGAAGTTCTTTGTCATTTAGTAGCTCCTGTTTTTCTTGCAGGTCTTTAAGATCCTGAAGCAAAGACTCTAGGCCTTTGATTTGTCCTCTAATATAATGTAATTGTTCTAAATTGTCAACGGAGTACACCAAGGTGTCTTTTAGAGACTCTATTCTCTTTTCAGCTACTCTTCTTATTAATGGATAATCTATAATCATTTTTTTATTAGTGAAATTTTACTTTTTCCTTGTTTTAATAAATCAAAACTAAATTCATTTACTATTATTTTCAACACTAAATCTATATCATAGTATGGATAATCATCAAAAAGAAAAATAGTGCCTGGTTTAGATCTTTCTCCAAAAAATATTGCTTCTTTAATTACATCTTTTGTTTTATGTGGTCCATCAAAATGAACTAGATCATAAGTGTTTATAATTTCTTTTTTTTCCCTGTAAATAGGAACTCCATCTGAAAATCTTTTAAAAAACTCATCATCTTCCATATGAAACAATGTAAAATTTTCATAATCTAAATCTTTAATTAATTGTAGTTTCATACTGTTTGTATAATCACAAGTAATAGAATCTTTTTTATCAAAATGTGCATAAGATAAATTACCATAAGGATCTATGCCTATATGCCAATGTTTTTTATGTTGTAGATTCATTAAAATTAATTTTGAACCTAATCCTCGTCTAACACCAATTTCTGCTGTAAATAAATTATCTGCTGTTAAAGATTTACAGGCTTCTATTAATATTTCGTATTCTTTACTGTCGCCTTCAATCATAAAAGGTTTATATATTAACTATAACAAAAGTAAATATATTATATTTTTTGCATTTCTGGATTAGTGGATAGAATGTTTTTTTCTGCTCTAGGTCTAGCTATAGAATCCTTACTTCTTTTTCTAAGTTGAGCAATAGCAGATTCTTTCATCTGTTTTTCTTTTTTAAGTTTTTGTAAATCTCTTTCTAGATTCATTTTTTATATCCCATACTTTCTCTGTTTCCCCATAGTTTTTGCCATGACCAAACATTTATTTTACTAGACCAATGATAAATAAATAAAACTATATGTTTCATTTTTTACCTCCCCTGAATATTTGTGTACCCTTTATTCCATAAATACTCGCAACGACAAGGATCCACAGATTTGTGAACCAGCTCGGGAGCTGTGAGAACATATCGAAGAACAATTTGACTTTGTCCATCGCTGTTGGGTCATCCGATACCACTGCCCACGCCAAAATTAACACGGGGGTCGACAAAATTATGAGAACCGCCTCGTCCTTCCAGTCCGATTGCCTTGCCTC